CCTTCGAGGGCCGAGAGCCGGGCGGTCAGCGCTCGGCACTTCTCTTCCATCTCGTCGAACTTCGCCTTGAGTGCCTTGTACTGCTCTTCCCAGTTCATGTCGGACTCCTTGTCGTCAGGGTCAGCCGTGGCCGCCATGAGCCCGTCGATCGAGTCCATGGCTGGGTTGTTGGTGAGTGCCAGGTTCACGAACTTCGTAACCCGCATCGTCTCGCCGTCGAACTTCAGGACCGGCGAATAGAATCGGTACTTGGGCGCGCCCTCGGCCGGCGCGAGCAGCTCGGCCGCCTCCTTGGTCCAAGAGCAGTTCACCGCCCACAGCTCGCCGTTGCGCACCTCGATGGAGCACCAGCCGGCCGCCGGCTTGGGCCCCGGCTCCGACTTGAACGTGTCGTGCTCATAATCGATGACGACCTTGTCGAGGCCCTTGGCCGCCCACGCGGTCATCACGGCCTCGGCCGCCTGCGCGTCGAACAGGAACGTGCCCTTCTCGGTCTGGTTGGGGCCCGCCTTCAAAATCCGAAACGCGCTCGGAGGGCCGCCCTCGTTGGGCAGAGCCATCACGGGCCGCGCGGATAGCAGGACTCCCCGCTTCATTGTCCCCTCCAGCATCCGAGGCGGGGGATCAGCGATTAACTTTCCAAACGGTCTTGCAGAATCTCGGCAATCGAGTCGGGGTATTTCGAAATATCGGGCTCCCAGTCGCCGCCGACCGTTGGCGGAGCGCCGAAACCGTCGTCAGCTTCGACGTCGGGCGCTTCGTCGTCGATGCCTTCGTCTTCGGCCTCGTCAGGTGTAAGCGGCGTGATCTGACAGCGACAGGAGAAATGCAGCGGCGGGTGGATCGACTCCCACGCGGGATCGTCGGCCGGCAGCACCGTGCCGTGTGCAGGTGAGCAGATATCGCACTCGCGGTTGTCGTCGACGTCGTCGAAGCGCCAGTAGGGACGGGACTTCTTGACCGCGGGATGCGTGAGGATCTCGTGCCTGCCGGCGTTGTAGGCGCCGAGCGTGTTGGTGCGAAAGATCGTCTCGAGCCGCGCGGCATCCTCGCCGCCCCATGCGGCTTCGAGCCGTTCACCGATCTCCCGTTTGAAATCGTCGAGCGTGGTGCCGTCTTTGATGGCGCGGTCGATTGCCTCCCAGGCGTCGGCGACGAGATCGGCCTGGGCGACGCCGCTCACCTTGAACGCGAATTCCCGCTCCTGCTCGACCATCGCGTCCCAGACCGATTCGGGAACCGGCACGCGTTTACGAAACTGCCGGATGGCTTCGCCAAAGCGATCGGGGTCGTCCGTGACTTCGATGCCGGCCACAGGTCAGCTCGAAAGCGGCTGCGCGCGCAGGGCCATGACTTGAAGATGCCCGTTGCAGTCCTTGTCGGCGCAGCGCTGGCGATGCAGGAACACATCGCCCGGGTTCAAGGCGATGAGGCCGGGAGGGTCGGGTGATGGGTCGGCCGGCGCCTGTGCTCGCGCCGCTGCCGGCGCAGATGCGTAGACCGTCAGCCAACCGTCGTCTTCGGGATCTCGAGTCATGCGCGCTCCTTTGGGCCGAAGCCCCCGGCGGTCGCCATCGTCCGGCATGTCAGGAGCCACCTCTCCCCGGGGGCCCGAGCGATGGCTTTCAGACGCCGCCGGTCACCTGATGATCCCGCCCCCGCAAGATCTTCAGACTGCTTTGGGATCGGCGTTGCGGCTCGCAGCTTCGATCTTCGCGGCCTCCTTGCCGTGGTCGGCAATGCCCTGGCCGATCACGAACGCCATGAGCTGCGCCATGATCCAGTCCTTGTGGGCCTGGTCGACGTACTTGTCGGGCAGGAGTCCGACGAGCGCGCCGAGGATGGTGATGGTCAGCTTCTTGTGATCGGCGATCCAGTTGCGAACGGCTTGCATGGGCCCAAGGGTGAGCGCGACGGGTGCGCCGGCTAACTACGGCCGCGGGCCCCGGGATCGAACCAGGCTCTCCGGCCGCCAGGGCGCGCGCAACGTTCGAAGCACCCATGCCTGAAGCGCCCGCGGCCGGCGCAAGTACCAGAGAACCGTACGTCGCTTCCGGTCGCGCGCCTGCTGACGGCGGAACCAGCGGCGAACCGCAGGGTGCGGATGAGCGGGGATGAGGCTCCTCACGCGCCCGTGACTTCGCCGTTGGTGATGAATCCGTGCCAGCGACAACCGTCCTTGTCCATTCGCTGGATGCTGGGCGTGAGCGTCAGTGTCTCGAACGTGTCGCCGGTTCGCTGCCAGCCCCATGGCTCACCCGTAGCCGATACGTGGAAGGGCGGGCCGCCGTCGAGCGGATTGAGGAACGGAACGAACAGGGGCAGGCATGCGGGATTGCCGCAGGGACAATCGCACTGGACGCCGCATCCCGCACGTCCGTCGGACAGAGCGAGAAATTTCGGGTGGAGGTCGGTCAGCCTCATCCGTCTGTCTCAGATGTCCTGGACCGCGCTCAGCCGCCCGCCGAGGTTGGCCATGAGCCGCGTCTTCTCGACGACGCGCGCGAGCCGCTGCGGGTCCATCCCCTTGAACTTGCGCACGATGCGCGCGCGCAGGTCGTCCCAGTCGGACGCGGCGTCGATCTCGGCCTTGAGGCCGACAAGATCAACGGCGAGCGCCCGCGCGGCGAGTTGCTTGGCCCGGTCCGCGAGGCGATCGGCATAGAGCTTGGCCCGTCGCTGTCCGGCCGGCGATCGCTGTGCGCGCAGCTCGACCTGATGTTCGGCACGCTGGGCGAGCCGCATGATCGCGACGGTGACGTCGATGTCGGCCGTCGCGCGAATCTTGCCGGTGCCAGTGCGACGCTTGAGCTTGCGCTTGAACTGGTCGACCGGAATGACGCTCATGCCGAGGATCGCCCGATCGCCATCGTTGCGGTGAGCGACGTAGCCCGCACGCGCCGCATCCGCCGACGGGAAGCCGAGCATGACCTTGTCCTCGTCGTGCGCTTTGAAATCGGGCGCCTTGCCCTGATGGACAACGTGGACGTCGCGCGCGTTCGCATCGGGCCCGACGTACGCGTCCAGCTCCTCGTCGTCGGTGCCGACATGGCCCTCGATGAAGCCGTAGTCGTGAACCATCTTGGTCGAGCCGATGACGCCGCCCTCGGGCCCGGGCTCGCGCCAGATTCGAGTTGAGCCGGCGGGGTGCTCGACGGCGATCGGCAGCCCCTGGAACTCGTATCGCTTGACCGGCGTCGGTTGCGGCAAACGGGACGAGAGCTGCGCGGTTTTCTTTTTCGGCGGGCCTCCTTCGTTGTCGTCCTTGCCGCCAGCGCCGCCGTTGTTGCCGGCCGCGGCTGCCGCCTCTTCGGCCTCGACCGCTTCGCGCGCGGCCTGCTCCTCTTCGGACAGCATTGGCACGCCGAAGCGATCCAGGATCGCTCGCTCGTCGACGGGCGCGCCCGCGAGCTTGAGCGACTGGATGCCGTCGCCGATCGCCTTGAGCGCAGCGCCCTCTTTGCCCTCGTCCTCGGGTGGCTCGACGGCGAAGCTCGGCCGTGGGGCGAGATCAGGCGTACCGAAGTTGTAGAACGCCCAGTGGGTCAGAACCTGATCGCGCAGCACGTTCGCGATGCGGGCATCCTCGAGCGCCTTATCGATGCGGATGAGATTTTGAATCTGCCCGAGCGCACGGCTGCCGCCGTCGGTGCCACCTTCGGTCGTCAGATTCTGGCCGAGCACGGCGACGGCGATATCGACGTCGAGCTCCTTCTTGAACAGCTGGAAGGTCTCGTGGGTCTTGGCCTCGGCCTCTTCGTACTCGACGTCGAAGCTGCCCTTGTCCTTCGGAAGCTGCGGCAGGCCGATCACGGCGTCGCTGGCGATATTGGACAGATCGTTTTGGAACTTGCTCTTGAGCGTCGCGTCCGAGTCGGCCGGGTACTTGCCCTTGATGATGGGCATGCCGTGCCGCTCGTTGTAGCGGGCCCAGTCTCGATAGTCCCAGCCGCGCATCAGGTATTTGTCGGCCAGAGGGCGAATGAGACCGTCGAGCCAGCCGTACTGATACCCATAGGGGGTATAAATCACCCATTTGCCGTCGGAGTACGGTTGCGAGTCGACGCGCGGCAGACGGACCAGTCCCTCTGCGGTGAGGAGGACGTAGCGCATCTCGGCCCAGTCCCAATAGACGAACTGGGGGTGCCAGATTTTCAAACGCGGCAGCCATGCCACGCGCTCGCGCTTCGATGCGAGCTGGACGCCAGGAGCGATCGTCGTCCACTCGCGCATGCGCGCGTTTGTGTCCCAGACGATCTCGGCGAGGCCGAAGCCGAGCTTGTTACCCCAGGAGGACAGAGCACCAACGACCTCGCTCGGGAAAATTCTTTCCCACAGGCCCGCCTCGTCGTCGCTGCCGCCGATCAAATCGGCCGCTATTTTGGCTTTCGCGCTCGCGTTGGCGGGCTTGACCTCGACGGGACTCGCGAGTAGGGCGCCGACGCGAGTTTTGAGCACACCGCTGATGCGATCGTCGCGCATCATGGCGTCCGCAAGCTGGGCGGACGTGAAGAAATACCCGCGATCGTGCGTCTGCAGGATGCTTTGAATCCCGCTGACCGAGTCGACGCCCGCGATGGTGTTGATCGCGAGATCAGTGAATGAACGACGGGCGCCTAGGCGCAGACGTAGGGGCTCGTCGTCTTCGGGGGTCATTGCGTTTCACTTTGCTGTTTTGAGCAACAGACTTAACAGCGCATTCACGATCATCACCATCCACGCCATCGCCGGCATTCACGCCGTTCGGTTCGCCATCAGATCCGCCGCCTCTGTATCCCGCTCAAGTCGACCGTGCCGTATTCGGCCTCGAAGCCCTCGTTCCATGCGCCGCTGAGCGCGTCCACCTGGTCATCATGCCGATCGCCGACGCCCGTGAAGTTCGTGACCTCGGACAGGAAATCCTTGAGCCACGGGACGGGCCTGGCGTCTGTCGGCTTCGGCACATAGACGCGGCCGGCATTCCACGCCGTCGCGACGGGTTGGCTTCGCGTGAATTTATCGCCGAGCGGGGCGACCTCGGTGATGCGCAGGTCCGGATCGATCTCCTCGAGCATCTGCGGCACGGCTTTGAAGCCGCCGACTGATTCAACAGCCATGCTGGGGTTGCCGTGCTTGAGTTGGAACGCGCGCATGTCGCGCACAAGCTGCGGGATCGGCACGCGCTTCTTATAGACGTCGAGCACCCACGCTTCGGTGTTGGCGCCTCGGCCTTTCATTGCGAGCGCGACGATCGCGCTGGCATCGGCGGATGTCTTCGTACTGGCCGCGGGGTCCGCAAACAGCGACAGCCGACAGCCGTCGATCGAAAACGTGTCCTGGTCGTAGTAGTGCTCGGTCCCGAAGACCGACGCGCCCTTGGGCCTCGGCCTGCCCTGGTAGAGCGAAGCGAAGTCATATTCGCTGTAGACGTTTTGCGGGAAGTACGTCGCCGGGTAGCGATCGGGCCAGAGAGCCTCGCCGGGCGCGCGGCCGAGCGGATCGTTTTCCTCGGCCAGCGCCGGGATATTGATGTAGTCCCATCCATGGTCGGTGACGAGACGGCCGATCAGGTCGTCTTGAACCCATCTCGTGTGCACCACGATGACCGACGCGCCTTCGAGCCGGGTCATGGTGTCCGACGTGAACGTCTCCCAGATGTGCTCGCGTTGAATCGGCGATTCGGCGGCCTCGCGTCCGGGATATGGATCGTCAACGACCAGTAGCCCCGAGACGCCGTAGCCAACGAGGCCCTTGTCCGAACCGGAGGCGAGTAATCCACCGCCCTGCTTGGTGCGCCACGAGCCCTTGCGCTGCAGAGTTCCGAGTTCAGCGCCGCCCTTGACGGCGTAGCGCCTGATCGATTCGGACTGGTCCTCGGCGAACTGGCTCGATTTGCCGACGTAGGCGCAGACGTCGGTCGGGCTCTGGTTGAGCCACCAGGCGATCGCGCGCTTGATGGTTTCCGTTTTCCCGTGACGCGGTGGGTAAGACACGCAGAATTTCCGGGGAGCCCAGCGGGCTTTTTCGATGCGTGAGATCAGCGGCTCGAGGTGCGGGAGGAGCGGCTCCCACGGAACGACGCGCTGGAGAAAATCCCGGATCGGCTCGCGCCCTCGCAGCCGTTCGCAGAGTTCGAGTTCTTCGAGCTCAAGGCTTGTCAGCCGGCGGGGGCGACTCGCCACTTGCCAACTCCGATTGCGCCCGCGC